TTTTTGCAATACTTTCTTTATCTCTTTTAGTTGTTTTCAAATTACTAATGTACTCGTGTTTGTTAGACATCTCTTCGTATTCGGAAAAAGCTTTGTACTCTATCTCAGGCATACCGACAGTATCTAATAGTAAACTGTAAGCATGTTGATGGATAGACTCCATGTTTGCAAATGACCCCATCATCATTCTTGCTTCTGGCTTCTTAAATATTCTCATGTATCTATCTATATAACCAGAGCCGACATCTACATCAGACTGTGTAAACAACCTGAATATCTGTGTTAATAAATTCTTTTCATTATCTGATAACTCTTGCCAATCTTTAACATCTGTATGTAATGGTACAGACTCTGGCATCCAGTGCATTTGATTTTGTAATACATAGTAATCAAACATCCATGGGTTGTCAAATGGTTTGTAATAATCTCTTGTTCCTAATAGACTCATTAAAATTGCTCCTCTAGTATTTTTAGTTTTTCATCTGCATTAGCGTATTGTTCCATTAACTTATCCATAGACTCAACAACATTAGGATGTTCTGCAACTCCTACTTTATTGTTAAAATATATTTCTAAGTTAGCTTGTGCTTCTGCTTTTTCCGCTTTGTATTTTGTTTGTAGAGCTTTATACAATAATGCTCCTGCATATTCAGCCATAATTATTTTCTCCTCATGGTTTAAGAAATTCTGGTTTGTCAAAAAAAATAAACATTGTTATAAAAGGTAGTATACCTATACCGATTACAAAAATAGACGGTAGTATTACTGCCCAAAACATAGGATTCTTTGTCATAAAATCTAGGTCTTTATTATTCATACCTTTCTTTTTTTCTTCTTCAGTGTACTTTGGATACGATAAAGAATCTTCAAATCTTTTAACATGTTTTGGTTTCATAAACTATCAATGTAAGCTTGTAAATTTTCCATGTCTTCAAGAGTTAGGTTAGCAGCTTGACCCCACATGAGAGCAGATTGTGCACCCCTAGTCTCTCCATTTTTATATTGCATTAACATTTTTACAATAGATGTACTGCCGGATAATTTCGGTCCAATACCTCCTTCTCCTTTCATACCATGACACATATTACAATTAACATATATCTTAGCACCTTTATCAGCAGGTGTTTCTGTTTGCATTGCAACTCTTTTTGCTTCTAGTTGTTCTGTAAATGTACCATACTTTGCAGTATATTCTTCATAACATTCTCCCCAACAACCATGTACATCTCCATATCCAGACACGTCTGCGTTTGCTATAGCTGTATAAAGTATCCCACCGATACCTAAGACTCCAACTAATAACATTGCTATACTGTGTTTCATATTATCCCTCACAAGCTATACATTCCACTTCATCTAGTTTTATTCGTGGAACTTTTATATTAACATTCTCTGCTGCTCTAGCTGCATCAGACCTAAAGTAGTATAGTGATTTTAATTTATGCATACCATACCAATGCACATCATTTACATACTGCATGTATTCATCGTGTGAATTTTGTTCTTCAGTTGCTTTAGGCAACACAAAGAATAGATTTATTGATTGGCTCTGACAGAGAAACTCTTGTCGTTTATGAGCATGTTCAATAATCCATATTTGATTTATCTCATTTGCAGTTTTAAATAATTCTTTTTCCGTATCATCTAACATAGAAAGATGTTGTACTGAGCCATTATTACCGGCAATATCTTTCCAAACGTTTTCAAGTTCTTCTCCTTTTAATCCTTTACTTTTTAAAACTTTTTCTAAGTATTTATTTTTTACCTGATAACTACCTGATAAAGTTTTGTGAGTAAAGACATTTGCCCTGTAAGGTTCTACTGAGGGAGACGTACCAGCACATATAATACTACTACTAGCGTTAGGAGCAACGGCAAGGAGATGAGCATTACGCATCCCAGAACCAGATACATCAGGTGCTTCACCACGAATATCAGCAAGTTCCTGACTAGCTTTCGTAGCTTTATTTTTAATGTGTTTAAACGCTTGATAGTTGAATCCCGTAGCTTGGATTCCTTCAAAAGGTATACCGTTTGATTGTAGATAGGCATGAAAACCCATCGCACCCAATCCCAAAGAACGCTCTCTGTAAGCCGAGTAAGCAGCTTTTGTAAATCCCTCTTTGCCATCTTTAACATATCCTTTAAATCTCTTATAATTAGCATTATACTCTCCCAGTTGCGATGTGTCAATAGCATTCTCAATAAAATGTTGTAGAACATTATCTAACATAGTTATTAAATCTTTTATAAAGTAATCATCTTTAGACCATTCATCATAATGTTCTAAGTTAACACTAGACAAACAACATACTGCTGTTCTTTCTTCGTTAGTGGGTAGAGTTATCTCTGAACATAAGTTGCTTTGTTTTATTTCTAAGCCTAAATCTTTTTGTCCTTGTGGTAAAGCATCATTACAGTTGTCTATGTTTATCATATAAGGTTCGCCTGTTTCGGCTCTTGCATATATAATCTGCCACCATAACTCTCTAGCGTTTATAGTTTTAACTGCCTCGTTTGTTTTAGGGTCTATCAATCTCCAGTCTGCATCATCTCTAACAGCTTTAAGAAAATCATTAGTTATGTTAATACCGTTGTGTAAGTTTAAACACTTTCTGTTTATATCGCCACCGGATTCTTTTCTCATGTTTATAAACTCTTCAATTTCTGGATGCGATATATCCATATATGCAGCGTAGCTACCACGTCTAGTTACGCCTTGGTTAAAGGCTAACATCTGAGAATCAACTACATGGATGAATGGAATACTTCCAGTAGAACGACTCCCGCTAGAAGTAGAAATACCATTACTCCTAATATCTCCCCAGTATCCACCAATTCCACCACCTGAACTAGCCAACCAAATATTTTCGTCATAGTGAGAAGATAAACCGTCACGACTATCGGGAACATAATTAAGAAAACAGCTAATGGGAAGACCACGAGTTGTTCCCCCGTTACTAAGTATAGGAGTGCTAAACATGAACCAACAATCGGAACTGTAGTTATACAGTCTTTGAGCCATTTCATAATCTGTAACACCCTTGAAAGTGGCAGCAAATACTGCAGCCCTAGCAAAAGCTTCTTGTGCATGTGTTTCTTCCTCCCAGAAATATCTATCTCTTAGTGTATCTAAACTAAACTTGTCTAGCTTTTTTTCTTTTTCGTAATTTATCTCAATACCTAAATAAGGTTTTTGTCCTACTTTATCTTCTACCATTTACTTCTCCTCTAAAACTTTTAGTAGTTTGTTTTCGTACCATTGAGCTTTTTTTAAATCTTCTATACCATTTTTATATCTAAATCTCCAACGATACTTATGAGAGTTACCACGGAGATAGCCAATAAATTCTTCTTTAGTTAACATAGCTTCTATTGAGTCTATACATTCTATCTTTCCTTGATTGTAATGTTCAGGATTATTAACCATATCTTTATCAATCATGTCATTGATTGTTTTGTGTCGAGTCATTCTTCCATTCCTCCGGTAATGTATCTTCGTCAAACCATCTGAAATTATTTGCTTCAGCCCATTCAGCATGAGTTCTTTTAGTTCCGTCTCTACGTTTTTTAGATTGAGGCATAGGTGCTAAAGGTTTTTGAAAAAAGAAAACTAATTCAGCGTTGTCTTCTAGAGCATCTCTGACATGTATATATTTACTATATTCTGCATAATCCCAGAATCTTCCTTTAGCTTCTATTAAAATAACTTTATCTTCATCAAATACTTTTACAAAATCAGGTTCATATTTTTTAGGAACATTATATTTTATAGTATCGTAATGGTGTAGCCAGTCTCCAAATAGTCTTTGATGTATTTCATATTCCCATAAACTATCATATCCTCTAGGTGCATTTTTATCTTTAGGTCTTACTTTCCTAGGTTTTCTACGAGCCATTCATTATCTCCTCTAATGTAGCATTTGGATTTTCTTTTACCTTTTTATAAAACCATCTGAGAGTATATGCACTAACCATAAATTTATTATTAGCGAATATGTGTGTTTCTTCTGGTAAGAACTCATGTAGATTTTTTTTAGTAATCTTAGTTGCATCTTCTCCGTCAGGAGTCATAGACCTAATCCATCTAATTAACAACTGAGTTGCATGTTTACGTAGTCTTTTTGCTTTTCTGCCATTCATTCGTAACCTCTATAACTTTAGGTGGTTTTGGTGTTTGTGTTAAATAAGTATAGCCTCTTGAATATTTAAATACTCTTAGACCTAATCCATCGTTAGCATCTGAATGACATTCAAACTTATGTCTGCAATATACACATTCTTTAGGAAGTTTCATATTGCCAGAGCTGCCTTCTGGTTCTGGATTATAACATCTTTGAGGTGGTTTGTCAAGCTTTATTGCTTTCTTAACATCTCTTATTTTCTTTTTAATATTAGGCTTATCAAACTCAGAAGGTCTGAATAAAGCTAACTCTCCGGTCTCTTTATTCATAGCTAAGAAGCCACCTTTTTGTGTACCTTCAGCTTCTTCGTAACCTGCAAGTTGTGGAAGATAGCCGAAGGTATCTTGCTCTGCTAACGTACCGTCTTTAAATTTCTTGAAAGCAAAGCCTGAAGCAGTCTTAATATCTACTACTTCTCCGTCTATAGTACAATCCATGTGTCCTTTAATACCAGACACGGATACTTCTTTCTGTTCATTACCTACTTTATGTCCAGAAATCTTTACTAAGAATAATAATACTTCTTCTAATAAATGTCCATATAAAAATTTAATAAAAACTGGAGCAGGTAAAGACTCAGTAGACTCATTCTTTGATTTTAAATCATACCATAATTGTCTAGTAGGTTTACCAATGTTAGACATTCTTAACATGTCAGAACTTCTTGGCGATGGGTTAGCCCAGTGATGTAGAACTTCTTTAATACTTTCTCCTAAAGCATCTATATCTTCAGGACTAGCATCAAGAGACTTACCTTCTCCTAAAACGGAAAGCTTAGAATAAATATCCTCTACTAAGTTATTTAAATTTTTCATATTGTTTCGATTATATTCTTAGCATCTTGTTTGCTAATCTTAAACCATTCTCCTTTTTTATGTTCAGAGTTTTTCTTTAATAGCTTATGTGCTTTTTTCTCAGCATCTTTTCTATCATTAAAGAATCTACTATAATGTAATTCATAATCTCTAAAAGGACTAGAGGTTTGATATTGATTACATCTATCTTTAGCATCAATAGCCATACCAACTTTTATCCAACCTTTCCAACAAGGATTAGTTATAATATAGACATAACCTTCATCTGTTGTTTCATATCCTTTTAAAGAAGAAAAAGCTGCACCTTCAAAAGTTTTATATCTTCCGGCTTTATGTAATGGATGAGACTTAGCTATATATTTTCCATTAACATACATTTTTTGTTCTACTATATTTTTTTGATAACAGTCTTTACATATGTAATCTTTTTTTATTAACCTATGTGGTGCGTAATTTTCTTCTAATACTAAATCAACACCACAATGATTACAATTTTTATTAATGTGTTTCACTCCAGTTGTCTCCTACTTTGTATTCGCCGTCTAAAGGACAGCGAAGATTAAAATATTCTCCTGCTTCTATTATAGCTTCGACTGCACGAAGTCCTACAAAGTCTGCTTGAGATTCCCTCACTTCAACTTGCCATTCGTCATGTATATTCGCAACGA